TAGAGTATGTTGAAGGAAGACATGAGGTAAAAGACGCATATCCAACATGGGCTAAATCACAAGAAATATTAGGATATGAGTTTAAAACAGATTTGCATGAAGGATTAACAAAAATGTGGGATTGGGCACAACAACAGCCATTAAGAAAAAGATTTTTTTGGGAAGAGTACGAATTAGATAAAGGACTATATAGTTACTGGAAGAATGAACCTGGTATTTGAAGATAAAAATAAATTATTAAATCTCTATGTAGAAGGAGACACCATCCCAAGCGGTGAAGACCGTATTTGTGTATGCCCCTATGTAAATAGATTGAGAGTTTTTAAAGACAACCAATTCTCTGTCCACAATATAGAGGATAGTATGATATATGGAGATGAAATTTTTAATGTAAACATATACCAATTAGATGAATTACCCGATAAAATAAAATATATCATACCAGTTGGAGTACACGAATCCCCCATGCATTGGTCAGGCATAGAAGGTAATGGTTCTATATTTGATTTAATTAATCCTACATATTTACAGCATTTACAAGAAGGAAGAGCCTATATAATGTTTGATAGTTCTTTAGAAGGATATCATACTAATAGGTTCTTTGATTATGCTCATGATGAATGTACAAGATTGAACATACCTATAAAAAATGTCATTTGGGTTTCTGGTAATTCTATTATTGAAGAAAGAGCTGAAGAATGGGAAAAGGAAACAGGTAAGGAATGCATTAGAGTTCTCGGATATAGCCATTTTCAGTACGATATAAATGGTATTATCGATTTTTTTAACGGTAGAAGACAGTATATACCTACCTGGCAAGATCATTTTGAATATAAAAAGAAAAATTATCCTTTGATAAAAGATTATAATTTTTTAAATAGAAAACCAAGAGCTCATAGAATTGCATTATTCAATAGACTTTTTCACGACGGTCTTTTAGATAGAGGGTTGGTAAGTATGAACCCTTGGGAGTATGCACATGAATGTAATATAGATGGATGGTTCGGGGATCCTGTAGAGTTAGAACATTCAGTAGAGTATACACCTATGAGATGGAATGGAGAAGATAATATGGTCAATGCACAAGAAAAAATCTCTAGGTTAAATGAAGTCTCTATGTTAAATTCTTGGTTTACAGTAGTAAGTGAAGCAAGATTTGAAGATTCAGAAGGTACAATTTTTCTTTCTGAAAAGTTGTTTAAACCTATTGCTTGTAGTCATCCGTTTGTAGTGTTAGGAAACAAACATACTCTAAGAGAATTAAAAAAATTAGGCTTTTATACTTATGATTGTCTGATTGATGAATCATATGATGAGCTGGACAACATGGAAAGATTAGAAGCAGTAAGAAATATAATAAATGATTATAGACACCTTAAGAACCACCTTGAATGGTGGCAATGGTTGAGACCTAGAATTGAATATAACAGATTAGTACTTAAATTTAATAGTACGATGAAACCTCCTGTTGGTTTTCATAAATTGAATGAATTATGTGGCACTATCATAGACAAGATTTAAAATTAACTGAAGACGATAAAGCATTATTTGTGTTAGGTGACTCATTTGTAGAAGGACAAGGTGCGTTACCAAAAGAAATATGGGAGAAGTATGATTGGTCTGAAGAAGAGTTTAATAAGGTTGGTAGCTTTATGGATGGAACCACTAACCCAGAACATATAATTATAAGAACTGAAGAAAGAAATAATGCATTTCCTCATGTAATATGTAGAGACTATATGAAGGATTGGACTCCTGTTAATTTAGGATTTAGAGGTAACGGAAACAAAGCAGGAGTAAAAGCTCTTACTACATGTTATCCTGACTTAAATTTTCATTTACCAAAAGAAAAGATAGTAATATTTTTTGTAGGACAATTTTGTAGATACGATTTTATAGATAAACAATACGATAGTCATGGTATGTGGCATACTATATGGCCTCACGAAGACCCGGGATCAGATAATTTAGGTGAAAAAAATCTGTGGAATGGATATGCTACTGAAATATATGACGACTTAACAGGTATTCTGAACTTTATTCATCTAGTATCAGAACTTGAAACTTGGTGTAAACTACATGATGCAAAATTAGTATTAATTAATTCTTTTGAGTATTATTTTAACAAAGAGCATTTTATTAAAACTACTCAAAACAAACCTTGGGCTAGATTATTAGTAGATAGATTTCCTTGGGACAAAGTAATGCCGTTTAAAGATGGTAAAAAAGCTATGGTAGATGAATTACTTGCTGGTGAAGATAGTTTACATTTAAATAAAGGTGAACATCAATTTTACTTTTGGGCTAAGACATTTGAAAAAGGTACCCCTAATGGGTACTTCACACCTTGTGCTCATCCTACTATAAAAGGACATAAATTGTTTGCTAAAATAATTTACGAATACTTAAAAAATAACGTACTGTAATGAAAACATACCTACCAATAGAAAAAGACACATTCAGATGGGAAGATTTTAAGATGACCCTCAGTGTGGAAGGATATGATTCTATACTTGGTGGACCTAGACCTAACGGTACTCCTCAAGACTGGTATATAACAGAATCGGGTAATATTCAACCACCTTATAGTTTAGGTGAATGGAACTTTTTTGATGAAAAAGGTAAATGGTTTCATAACGACATGCTTGAAATGCAGCATCATCCTCACATATTTGACCGCTTTCATTGTCACTTTAAAAATAAATATGAATTAAGCGAATCTGGAGAAGAGCACCTTTATATTATAACTGTATTTAATCCTCATTACTTCACTCAAAACGAAAAAGTTGGCTTTTCATCTATTGACGACCAATTTAAAAATGATATTAGAAACGGTAAAGCAGCTATAGTAATTTTTTATGCATGGGAAGGTTATTCCGGAATGATAGACACAGACGGAGTTGAAAATAGAGACTTTTTAATTGTTGAGGAATGGAGAAAAAGAGAAAACTTTCCACCTAAATCAGTACATTTTTTTACTGGTAACTTATTAGGTGATAAACATCCTCATAATAAAGATAGTGGTACTGTGATTCACGCATTCAGTACCTTTGATAACTGGAACGCAGATACAGTAGACGAACCTATAGTAGATTTTAAACCCGACAAAGAAAAGTATCTATACCTTTCATATAATAGAAACCCAAGAACACCTAGAATATACCTGGCTGGTAAGTTAAAAGAAGAAGATTTATTAGACAAAGGAATTGTAAGCTTCGGTAAACCAAGCTGGATGAAAAGTGAAAACAATACAATGCGTTCTATCGGTATAAGAGATAGGGATTGGGCCTGGTTGTATAGAAATTTACCTTTAGAGTTAGATAAAAATTTACATTTTAATTTAGCATGTAATATTACTCATAACGACTTTACTAAAACTTTTTGTTCTATAGTTACCGAAACCTTAATAGACAAAAACACTATATTCATTTCAGAGAAAATATGGAAATGCCTTCAAGTTGGTCATCCTTTTTTCGTATTAGGTAATAGAGATACGTTAGATTATTTAAGACGTCAAGGTTATCAAACTTTTGGTGAATGGTTTGATGAATCGTATGATAATATAGATGATTATAGATTAAGAATTAATTCAATAGTAAATGAGATAAGAAGATTACAAAAATACTCTTTAAAAGATCTTAAAACTATTAGAAAAGAAATGAAAGAAGTATTAGAGTTTAATAAAAAACTACATTATAAACAATTACTAGAAAGGTGGAGAATACATACCACAGAAAAACCTGCTTATATATTATTTAAGTTATTTGATATATACGAAGGTCTAAAAAAGAAAAATAGCATTAGACTATTATGACAAAGAATGATAAAATATTATGTAGCGTTGAACCTTGGGATAGTATCTTAAGGACAAATAGACCTAATGGTACTTCTAGAACATGGTATTATGAAGAGACAGGTCATCCTCAATTTCTTTTTACTATCACTGAGGATATAATTCGTCATTGTTTAGAGAATAACCAATTTGTAGACTGTAATATATTTGCATGTGGTGATGAATTTGAAAAGGTAGAAATTCATGAGATTGGTGATAGAAAACACCTATACATTATTAGAGTTGCCAGTCATTCATTCTTCAGAAAAAACCTTAATGTAGGATTTAGTCCTATATCCCCAAAAGTATTAGTTGATGTAAAAGAAGGTAAGTGTAGAATTATTATTGAAATGACAACAGAGGGGCAATATTTTGAAACTCCTGGTACAGAATTTGCAGTTATTGAAAGATGGAGGATAAAAGAAGGACTCCCACCTTATAGTGTTACTGTTATGAGCGGCAATTTACTTGCTAGAGATATAGTAGAAAAAAATGATTATAAACTTAGAGCATATGGCGTTTCTACCTTTGAAGGTTTTTTCGTTATGCCACAAGACTACATAGACACTCCAGAAAAAATTGTAGAATTTAAACCTAATGATAAAAAAAATCTTTTTCTTTCATATAATAGAAATGTTAGATTTCATAGAGTGTACTTAGTAGCAAAATTAAATGAAAGTCAACTTCTTCATAGAGGTAAAATTAGTTATCAATTAGGGGGTACTACATTTGAAAAGTTAAGTCCTAAATTATATAATAAAACTAAATTTGATATACTAAAAAGAGGTGGTTCTAGATTTGTTGACAGTGACTTAAAGAATAATCTTGCTCAAAGTATAAACATATCTCATTATGAAACTACCTTTTTAAGTCTGGTATCTGAAACAACCGCTAGCGTTAATTCAATATTCTTCTCAGAAAAGATTTTTAAACCTATTGGTTTAGGTCATCCTTTTATTATTTTAGGTAATCCTAATTCACTAGCAAAATTAAAAGAAATGGGGTATAAAACTTTCGACAAATGGATAGACGAATCATACGATTCTATTTCTGACCCTTATCTTAGAACTCAAGCAATAGTTGATGAAGTAAATAAATTTAGAGAGTATTCTAACGATAAATTAAAAGGTATTAGAGAAGAAATGAAAGAAATTTTAATACATAATAAAAAACATTATATTAAACAAGCTGTAATTAAGGCTGGTAACCATCTTCATTTACCTATAGCACAGGAGGTAAAAGAAGAGTGGAAAGATTTGCTCCAATGAAAAACCTATACCTTGTACAAGTAGCGGATAAATACGGTCCAAATAGCTTTTTACCGGTTGCAATAAGCTATCAATGGATGTTTGCCAGTACAAGTAAGTTAGTTAAAGAGAACTTTGAGGTTGCTGATGTACTTATAGAAAAAAAGAATCCTCATACATATGTTGATTCATTAGAAAAAGAACCACACGTTATAATGCTCAGTTCATATGTATGGAACTGGGAGTATAATAAAGTATTAGCAAAGCTGATTAAAAATAAATACCCAGACTGTCTTATTATTACTGGCGGTCCTAATGTAGATAAAAGAGATAAGGAATTCTTTGACAAGTATCCAATGTTTGATATTGCAGTTATGGGCGAAGGTGAACAAGCATCCAAGGAGCTTTTAAAAAGATATTTAAAAGGTGAGTCATATAATGATATACCTCATGTATTCCCTAAAGGAGGAGAATTATGTCCATTACCTCAAAGAGCTGAAAACTTAAATACTATTCCTTCACCTATCCTAACAGGATTTTATGATTGGATAATGGAAAGAGTAGAAGCTGAACACGGTCCTCAAATGTGGCAGGTAACATATGAAACGTTAAGAGGGTGTCCATATAGATGTTCGTTTTGTGATATAGGAGATTTGTATTGGCAAAAATTAAAATTATTTGATCTCCCTAGAGTTGAAAAAGAAATTGATTGGATGGCAGATAGAAAAATAGAATACGTTGCAGTTTGCGATTCTAATTGGGGATTGATGCCAAGAGATGTAGATATAACGAAATATGTTATTAATAAAAAATTAGAAACCGGTTACCCTAAATTCTGGGATGTAACTTGGGCTAAAGCTAACTCAGATAGAATATATGAAATAGCAATGCTCGATAAAGAAGCAGGTACTCGTTTATTTAAAGGTGTAACATTTGCTATGCAATCATTACATGAGGAAACTTTGGATGCATCAAGAAGATTAAATCTCAAGTATGATGCAGCTTTTGAGTATTTAGAAAAATATAGAAAAGAAAATATACCTACATACTCAGAACTTATATGGCCGATGCCTGAAGAGACTTTAGATTCACTAAAACACGGTATACAGCAGTTAATTGATTTAGGTCAGAAAGATTTTCTAATGGTTCATCCATTAGTACTTACATTTAATGCAGAAATGGGACAACCAGAATATATTGAGAAATATGGTTTACAGTTTAAAGATGTACCTTTAGATACTTTTTATTTAAGTGTAGAGGACTTAGAAGACTATATTGTTGAAAAAACGTGGGGTGTTATTGGAACTAATACAGCAACTTCAGAAGAAGTGTATAGAGGTCATTTATTATCTCATCTATTGATAGTTCTATATTATTACGGTTGGGGGCACTACCTGTTGGAGTATCTCAAATCTAAATACGACTTTAATCATATTGATATTGTAGAAAAAATGTTAGATTACTTTATGGGCACTGAAACATTAATTGGATCAGAACTTCATGCTACAGTAGATTCATTACGGGGTGTGTTTAATGAACAAAAGTTTTGGGGTAGGCAAGTATTAGGAGACGATGACGTATTTTGGGAATACAAAGGAGCGACTAGTATAGTGTTTTCTCAAAATAGAGATCAATTAAGATCAGAATTGTATGATTTTTGTCTTAATGAATTAGGAGTAGGACTAATGGATGTAATTGATTTAAATATGGATATGTGCTATAGTAACAAAAAGAAATACCCAATTGAAAAATTTTATCAACCAGATACATTAGAACATACGTTAAATATTTATAAAAATAACATTACGATAGATCATTATGATAAATCAAAAATGACAGACAAAGAGTTTTATCATAAGGCATATCATTATCAAAGAAAAAATAGGTATTGGAGATGCGAAGCAAAGTAAAAGTTTATAATCAATGGGATTCAAACAGTAATACCGATTACAAAACCTGGTATGAAGAACTGTACAATAATGACTGGGAGGTAATCATAATAAACGGTCTATGGGAATGGGAACTTTACCACAATGACACACCTTCCCGAGAATGGAAAATTAAATACGAGCAATTAATTTATTCAAGAGGAATAAAAGTTTATGTAATACATGGCACTAACGGCCCAGTAACACACTCAAGAGCAGAATTGACAATACCAGGCTCTGCTACTTACATATACTGGCCGTTATTTTGGCTGTACACAACGGTGGCCTTTAGTAAAACTCATATTACTAATATAGATAAAAAGTTAAAAATAATATCTCTTACCGAAATGACACAAAAACGTGTTAATGCAGATACTTTATTTATTAGTTTAGTAAATAAAGCACACAAACATAGATGTTATGCTATGGATAAACTTGCCCAATCTGGTATACTAACTAACGGTGTTAAAACTAATGGTATAATTAACTACTCTTGGCATGATCAGTGGAATATGGGATCAGAATACAAATTTAAATACTGGAAACCTAACCCATCTGGTTTATCTGATCCTTACCAACAAACTTTAGATTCTTACCAGACTATACCCGATGAGCAGTTTACCTCAGCATTCAACATTATTATGGAATCACATTTTGAAAATCAGTTCTGGACTGAAAAAACTTTTTCAGCTATGTTCTTTCAAAAACCTTTTTTAATTTTTGGCGGTGCTCATATTAATAGAGACTTAAAAATTTTTGGTTTTGAACTATTTGATAATGTAATAAGTTATGGTAAAGAAGATGACGGTAATTATGAACTTAGAGTAGAAGGGTATATGAATGATTTAAGACATTTAGTAAATGAGTATAGTGAAAACCCTCAAGCACTTTATGAGGTATGTAGAGAACGAACCCAACATAACAAAAATTTAGCCATCAATATTTTTAACGAAAGAAAATTTATACCAGAAAGTATCTGGGAATTGAAAGATAAATACGAATTAACTTGGACTGATTTAAATTTAAGTTTTTTTGATAATTATTTTGAAACTGGACCAAAAAATAGCTTATTATAGTTGTTTTTTAGATATTTATTTAATATATTGTTATAATAACTAATTACGTTTTAATGAAAATAGGATTTATTGGAGTAGGTAAATTGGGAAAAGATGCTGCCGAAGTAATGGCAGAAAAACACGAAGTCATAGGTTATGACGTAGTACCAGTTGAACCTGAAAATTTTGAAATGGTAGACTCTATCGAAAAAGTAGTTCAAGATAGAGAAATGATATTCATTGCAGTACCAACACCACACCACCCGGACTACGATGGGAGATACCCAACAGCACATTTACCTAACAAGGACTTTAGCTATCAGATAGTAAAAGATGTTCTTACAGAAGTGAATAAGTTTGTTACTAAAGATCAATTAGTTGTTCTTATATCTACAGTACTCCCAGGAACTATTAGAAGAGAATTTATAGATTTGATTCCTCACGGTAGGTTCATTTACAATCCATATCTAATCGCTATGGGTACAGTAAAATGGGATATGGTTAACCCAGAAATGATTATTATAGGGACTGAGGATGGCTCTACCACCGGAGATGCTAAACTTTTATTAGAGTTTTATGAGACGTTTATCACAGAAGGTACTAGATACGAAGTAGGTACATGGGATGAAGCAGAAGGAATAAAAATATTTTATAATACGTTTATATCTACAAAAGTATCTTTAGTAAATATGATTCAAGATGTAGCAGAGAAAAACGGTAATATGAATGTTGATGTAGTCTCTGGAGCATTAGAAAGATCAACCTACAGAATACTAGGTCCTGCATATATGAAAGCCGGTATGGGAGATGGAGGAGGATGTCACCCAAGAGATAATATTGCTTTAAGATATATGGCTGAAAAGCTAAATTTAGGGTATGATTTATTTGATGCTATAATGAATGCTAGAGAAAAACAAGCTAAAAATATGGCAGAAACTTTAGTTAAGTTAGCAAATGAATCTCAATTACCTATTATCATACTAGGTAAAGCGTATAAACCAGACGTACACTATGAAGATGGGTCTTCTTCTATTTTAGTAGGACACTACTGTACCGAATTAGGGATCGTCCCAGAATACGATCAGCCAAGCCCTTACAAAGCAGTCTACCTTTTAGGTCATATGGGTAAACATCACGAGTATAATTTTCCAGCAGGTTCTATAGTAGTTGATCCTTGGAGAGCTTATCAAGCTAAAGACGACTCAATTGATGTAATTCATTATGGCAACACAAGACCGAAATAGGCTAATAGTAACAGGCTGTAGTTATACAAGTTACTGTTTCCCAACATACGCAGATTTTCTTGGCGTAGATTATTCAAAATACCTTAACTTAGGATCTTCAGGTGCTGGTAATAGGTACGTGTTTCATTGTCTAAGCTGGATTTTTAGAGAATTAGAACTCACAGAAAATGATGTTGTTATTGGACAATGGTCTTCTATTGGCCGTTACGATTTCATACGTAATAATGATACTGGGTACGTAACTCCTGGTAATTTAAACTGGCAAGACGAATATGATCATAAATGGGTTGACAATCACTTTAATATAGTTCAATCTGCATACGATTATTTAGGTTACGTAGAAAGTATAGCAGCATTAGGAGCTCAGTCAAAAGCAACATACATAAATCTTAATATGTTTGATCCCTGGGCTGGGATGTTTTACGGTGAACCTATGTCAACAGATATATTTAACAAATACCTAAAATACATTAATAGATGGTATCCAAAAAAAACTCTTAAGAAAGTTTGTGACAAGTTAAATTTTCCCACATCAGTAGAAGAATACCAATGGCTGCTTGAAGATATGAAACAAACATATTGTTTTCACGCTGCAAGTTCTGGACAAAAGGAACGACAAGAAGACACACACCCTACTGTTATAGGTCATCACAAATATGCACAATATATAGACAAACTTTACAACCTTGGAGGAGAAAGACTTTACGATAAAAAAACCCACGATGTAGTAAACCAAATATATGATAATCAAACAGACCCTGATTATTCGTTTGAAAAATCTAGAGGGAACAAACTATATGAACAACCAGTAATTAACGCAGTCAGTATTGATATACCAGGAATGTTTCGTATGATGAATGCTAAAGGTAAAGGCAGGAGAGAAAGACTAAATTTAGAAAGATTAGAATTTGCTAAGAAATGGATAGAAGCATAGTCATATCAGGATACCTTTACGATATATCTGATAATATTATACCATTTATAGAAAACTCAGATGTTTACGTTCATACTTGGGCTAGTAAAGAAAACGATAGGTGGATAAAGAAACTCAATAGATATAAGAAATATTGTAATGAATTATACGTTACTGTTGATGAAAATTTAATTGATGAAAAAATTTATTCATATTTCTACTCTACATGGAAAGCATTTAATTCTATAAAACATATAGATAAGTATGATTTGATAATCAAGCTAAAACCAAACCTAGATACTCAGACTATAAAATATAAAGGACGTGTTCAGGATTATTTTCACAAAGCTCAGATATCCAATAGACCATTACTAGATGATTATACTTATCGTGATTGTTTGTATGGTTCTATTTATTATAAGACATTAGATGAGAGACTTTTTAGTGGACATCCGTTGGCTTTTAGAAAAATATTTCATATCTTAGAAGAAGACCTAAAGGTTGATATGTTTAGGATTCATACTAAATTAAAAGCTAAGTACGGTGATGATTATGAAGGCAGTTTATTTTGGAAAGAATGGTTTGATTATTTCGAAGTTCCTATCATACAAGACACAGATTTAATTTTACCAAACAATAAACGTAATCAATTTGAAAAGTATTAAATTAAAACAAAATGGCTAAAACAACAAAGTTAACAGAAGAAGAAATTACAACACTCTCTGAGATAGAAAAGAAGTTCGGGCTCATTAAAGAGGAATTCGGCAATATTTATATACAGAAACTTAACCTTAAGAGTAGGAAAGCAAGAGCGGAAAACTTCTACGCAGAGTTACTTAAATTCGAACAGGAAACAGCTAAGACACTTCAAGACAAATATGGCAAGGGGACGGTAAATACTGAAACTGGAGAATTTAATAGTTTAGCGTAAAAATTTTATCAGGATTTAGTTCTTTTATAGTAAGAGGTTTCGGACCTCTTTTCCTATTTATTATTGTTGATAGAACAGTTACTTGAAAAAACGTTTTCGATTAACAGACGATATTTATAATAGAACGAATAATCTAATTTAAGATAAAATGGCAGAATCATTAATCTCCCCAGGGGTCTTAGCAACAGAGCAAGATAAGTCTTTTATTGCACCAGCGGCACTTGAAGCAGGCGCAGCATTTATAGGCCCAACAGTATTAGGACCAGTTGAAGAACCAACTGTAGTTACTTCATACGGTGATTACCAAAGAAAATTTGGTGTTACTTTTGAATCTGGTTCTAACAAATATGAATTTTTAACTTCCCTAGCGGTTAAGTCTTACTTTGAACAAGGCGGTAACTCAGCATTGATTACAAGAGTAGTAAACGGTTCCTTCTCAGGTGCTAGTAACACTACTATTGGCGCAGCAGATGGTGGAAGTGCTCCTTTCTCAATTAAAACTATTAGTAAAGGTACACTTTTAAATAACTCAACTGGAGCATCTGACGCTGGAGCATTAAACAGTGATGGTTCCTTAGTATCTGGTTCAGAAGACAACATTAGATGGGAGATTGCAAATGTTGACTCAACATTAGGAACGTTTTCACTAATCGTACGTAGAGGTGACGATAGTACAAAACAGAAAACAGTATTAGAGTCATTTAATGACTTAAGTTTAGATCCAAACAACGAAGGCTACATCGCTAGAGTTATTGGAGACCAATATAAAACAAAAGCTACTGACGGAACATCTACATATATTTCTACTGTAGGTTCATTCGTTAACAGATCTAGATACATCTATGTTAACTCAGTAGACAGACAAACACTTAATTACCTAGCAAACGACGGAGTAAATGTAAGAGATAATGCATACACTGCTTCACTACCTTCTGCAGGATCAGGATCATTCCACGGAGCTACTGGTAACTTATGGCAAGGAAGTGCAGATAATAAGCACTTTGCAAACATTACTAATGCTAATACACAAGGTCTTTCAGCATCAGATTATGCAGATTCAATTTCAATTTTAACGAATCAAGACGAATACGTATTTAACATTGTATCAGCTCCTGGATTAATTTACAACTATGGAGATCACAAAACTCAACTTGACAGTGTTATATCTTTAGCACAAGATAGAGGAGACTGTATCGCAGTAGTAGATTTATCACCTTATGGAAGCACAGTATCTAACGCAGCTGGTCATGGTAGCACAGTAAATAGCTCATATGCAGCAGCTTACTGGCCATGGTTACAAATGGCAAGCTCGACTGGTAAATTAGAGTTCGCTCCTGCTTCTGTAGTAATACCTGGAGTTTATGCATTTACTGATAGTGCAGCAGCACCTTGGTTTGCACCTGCTGGTTTAACTAGAGGAGGTATTCCTAACGTTATCCAAGCAGAGAGAAAATTAACAAGATCTCAAAGAGATACTTTATATGCAGCAAACGTTAACCCAATTGCTACATTCCCAGGATCTGGTATTTCAGTATTCGGTCAGAAGACATTACAGAAGAAGAAATCAGCTCTTGATAGAGTAAATGTGAGAAGATTATTGATCGATCTTAAGAAATTCTTAGGAGATCAAGCAAAGAGTTTAGTATTCGAACAAAATACTATTGCTACAAGAAATAGCTTCTTAGCAGCAGTTAACCCTTACTTAGAATCAGTAGTACAGAGACAAGGTCTTTATGCTTACAGAATAGTAATGGATGATACTAACAACACAGCCGATGTGATCGATAGAAATCAATTAATTGGTCAAGTATTTATTCAGCCAGCTAAAACTGCAGAATTTATTACACTAGACTTCGTGATTGAACCGACTGGAGCAACATTTGGCGCATAATTTTAAATTATAATATTTATAAATAAACAATAAAGAAATGGCAGTATTAGATCCTAACGAAATAATGTTTAAAGCTTTCGAGCCGAAAGTACAAAACAGATTTGTCATGTACATCGATTCAATTCCTTCGTTCATGATAAAAAACGTAAAAGCTCCTACGTTTACAGACAATGTAGTAAAGCTTGACCACATTAACACTTATAGAAAGATTCGTGGAAAAAGAGAGTGGGCAGAAATGACTATGACTCTATACGATCCGATTACTCCAAGTGGAGCACAAGCCGTAATGGAATGGGCAAGACTAGGATACGAATCAGTAACTGGTAGAGCTGGGTATTCAGATTTCTACAAAAAAGATTTAACTCTTAACATACTTGGACCTGTTGGTGATGTAGTAGGAGAGTGGATCATTAAAGGTGCATTCGTAACTAACGGTGACTTTGGACAGTTTGACTGGACTTCTGACGCTGTTGTAGATTTAGGAATCACAATCAATATGGATTATTGTATACTTAATTACTAGGATCTAAAAGTATTATATAACAAAGAAAAGCCCCTTGTGGGCTTTTTTTTATGGTCAATTCTCTGATATTTATTAGCGACCCGTGTGGACTGGGTTTAATAATATAGTCGCGGGTGGAGTGAACGCATCCGAAACAAACGTTGCATTTTGTTTAACTTTAAAACTTAAGCATTATGGACGATAAATCATTATTATTAGCCTTAGAGCCTAATCAAGGACATGCGCAAGCGATGTACGGGGAGTAGGGGACGGTTGTCTCTCTCTCGACGAAGTCGCCACGCGCATTTTGAACTACCCTTCCCTAACCGGAGGGGTTTTTTATTGGCAAATAGTTGCTTTTCCGGAAAATAATTCGTATATTAAGGTATAGAAATTTAAAATTAAGGTTATGATTACATCTTCTCACAAAACACTCGAAAAAATTATTTATCAATTATTAGACAACGGTCAGATTACTCCCGAAACGACCGACGATCTCCTTACCGCGGTATACAACACCCCTTCCTTAGACATATATTAGGAGGGGTTTTTT